AGATGTGTATAAGAGACAGGTATTAATACGCTATAATATTCATAAAAATGAAGAATTAATACAATGCACCATAGCATTACAAGTTTTAGATGAACTGATAGCGGAAAAAGAAGAAAGCAACACAGTCAACTGAGCAAAACAATACGATGTCACTGTTGTATCAAAATAAAATATAAGGCACTATCGCATAGGTAGTGCTTTTTCTTATACCCAAAAACAGGAGGTGAAATTCATGGCAAGACCGAGAAAGATTACGAAAGAGACAGTCCAAAAACTCGAAGAGGGATTTTTAATGGGGTTAAGTGACCGAGAGGCTTGTATTTATGCGGATATAGCGGTAAGCACATTATACAATTACTGCAAGAAACACAAGGAGTTTTCGGAGCGAAAAGAGTTACTTAAAGACAATATCAAAATGAAGTCGAAATTAAATGTTGCACACGGGATAAAAAAGGGTGATATTAATTTATCGTTATGGTACCTTGAACGCAAATGCAAAGATGAATTTTCACCGAAACAGGAAATAACGCACAGTGGCACGATGGACATAAACAATCCTATGGCAAATCTTACGACTGACGAATTAAGGAAGTTGATAGGTGATGGATAAAAATTTAATAATGCTTGAGGCGAAGAAAGAACTTGCACGACGCGAGTTCTTTTATTTTTGCCATTTAACCGCACCGTTATTCTACAAGCCGGAGCGAGAATTTCTTGTACGGTTATGCAATGAAATGCAATCGTTTTACGAAAGTGACGAGAACGCATTGATTATCAATTTACCGCCGCGTCACGGCAAGAGCCGTACTGCGTCAATGTTTGTCGAATGGGTGCTCGGCAGAAATCAAAGCGAAAAAATAATGACCGGCTCATACAATGAAACATTATCAACCACCTTTTCAAAAGCGGTGCGTAATGCGATACAGGAGGAAAAAGCCGATACGGAAAAGATTATTTACAGTGACATATTTCCGAATGTGAAAATAAAGCAAGGCGACGGAGCGATGAACTTATGGAGCCTTGAGGGCGGTTACAACAACTATCTTGCCACATCGCCGTCCGGTACTGCGACAGGTTTCGGAGCGAGTTTACTTATAATCGACGACCTTATCAAAAATGCCGAGGAGGCATACAACGAAACAGTCAAAGAAAAGCATTGGGAATGGTTTACGAACACAATGCTTTCACGACTTGAAGAAAAAGGCAAGATAATCATTATAATGACACGGTGGGCTTCGGGCGACCTTGCGGGACGTGCGATTGAGTATTTCAGCGACAACAACATATCTCACAGAGTAATCACGATGAAAGCCGTTTGTGATGACGGCAATATGCTATGTGATGAAATCTTGTCACGGAGCAGTTACGACTTAAAGATTAAGGCAATGGGTGCGGACATAGCAAGTGCGAATTATCAGCAAGAGCCGATTGATTTGCAAGGCAAACTCTACACAACGCTTAAAACATACGACAGCTTACCGCCGATTACGCAAATACAATCATATTGCGATACCGCCGATACAGGTGCGGACTATCTCTGCAACATAATATACGGTATATACGGCAAAGAAGTATACGTCATAGACGTGTATTATACCGACGAGCCTATGGAGGTTACAGAGGGTGAAACGGCACGTAGATTATACGAGAACAACGTCAACCTTGCAAAGATTGAAAGCAATAACGGCGGACGTTCGTTCGCAAGACGTGTGCGTGAAATCCTTGCCGAAAAATACGGCAGTAATTTTACAACGGTGAAATGGTTTCACCAAAGCAATAACAAAGAGGCACGAATATTATCCAACAGCACTTGGGTAATGGAGCATATATATTTTCCTTGCGACTGGCACATACGTTTTCCCGAATACTATAAGGCGATGACGACATATCAGCGTGAGGGCAAGAACAAGCACGACGACGCACCCGACGCAACAACAGGTATTGCAGAGATGATGAACAGGAAAAAAGGCGGACTGTCAATTTTAAAGTAGGTGATAAAATTGGATTTGGAAACAGTAAAGAAACTGATAAAGAAATATATACCCGGACACGAAAATTTTATATCAAGAGTGCAGACGGCGGAACGATATTATCTGAACGATAATGACATTCTGCATATGACGCACAGTGACGGCGAAAAACCTTTGAGGAATGCGGACAACAGAATACCGTCTAATTTTCACGGATTGCTTGTAGACCAAAAAGCGGCGTATATGTTTACATCACCGCCGTTATTTGATGTCGGGAATAAATCGGCGAATGAGAAAATAAGCAATATACTCGGCAGTCGATACACGAAAATATGTTCAAGACTTGCGATAAATGCGTCAAATGCGGGTTTGGGTTGGATTCACTACTGGGATAATGACGGATTTAAGTACGACGTTATAGACAGCAAGCAAGTTATACCGATATGGAGCGATACTTTGGAACACGAACTTACGGCGTGTTTCAGAACATATCAAGAGCTTGACGATAACGGTGACACTTACCACGTTTATGAGTATTGGACTGATAAGGAATGCAGTGTATTCCGTAAGAAGATTGGCGACGGTCTTGAACGGCTTGAAATGTATAATATGTTCAACGTGTATGACGTTGAAACAAACGGAACTGTATGTAACGTGTACAGTCATAATTTCGGACGTGTACCGTTTATTCCGTTTTTCAATAACGGCTTTCATCGTGATGACCTTACACCGATAAAAGGACTTATTGATACATATGACAAAACGTACAGCGGTTTTATAAACGACCTCGAAGATATACAGGAGATTATATTCGTGCTTAGCGGATATGAGGGCGAGAGCCTTTCGGAGTTTTTGACACAGCTCAAGAAGTACAAGACTATTAAGCTTGATTCGGAAGAAGGAGCAAGCGGAGGACTTTCGACTTTGACGATTGATATTCCGGTTGAGGCAAGAGAGAAAATGCTCCAAATGACACGCAAGAGTATTTTTGAACAGGGTAAAGGTATTGACCCGGACCCACAGAATTTCGGTAATTCATCGGGTACGGCATTGAAATATTTGTATTCACTGCTTGAACTCAAAGCCGGTATGGCAGAAATGGAGTTTAGGAGTGGGTTTGAAGAACTCATCAAAGCGATATGCGATTACAGCGGTATCGCTTGCGAGAATGTCACACAGACGTGGACAAGGACAAGCGTTTCAAACGACACCGAACTTGCGGATATAGCACAAAAAAGCGTTGGTGTTATATCTCAACGCACGATTATCGAACGTCATCCGTTTGTTGAGGATGCAGATAAGGAAATGGAGAGAATTGCGGAAGAAAAGGACGACAGTGACGATATAATGGGTGGACATAATGAACGAGTATTGGAAGAAGAGGAACAGTGAGCTTTTAAAAATCCACGCACAGAAAGCCGATGATATAGAACGCGAACTTATAAAAGAGTATGAAAGGTCCTTAAACGGCATAAAAAAAGAGATTGAAACGTTTTACGCAAGGTATGCTGATGAAAACGGTATCAATATGGCAGAGGCACGAAAACAGCTAAGTCGTGACGAACTTAAAGGGTTTAAGCTGTCGCTTGAAGAATTTCGCGAAAAGGCACTTGATAACGCAGACGGCAAGTGGACGACAATGCTTGATAATGAGTATATGCGTTCAAGGGTAAGCCGTTTGGAGGCACTCAAATATCAAATGCGTGGAGAAGTCGAACTCTTGAAACAAAAGCAAGAGGATAAATTTTCAACATCACTTAAAAAGGCATACAGTGATACATATTATACAACAAATAAACATATTGCCGATTCGGTTGATTATGCTGTTAATTTTGCAAAGTTCGACCGTGACACGGTAAAGAATGCGATATATGAAAAGTGGCTTGACGGAAGTAACTTCTCTGACCGAATATGGAATGATAAGCAGAAACTTTTGAGAGAACTTAATACAAATCTTGTACATGGCATAACGAGGGGCGACAGTCCCGATAAAATGATTAAAAATATTTCTGCAAGAATGAATGTTTCAAAAAGCCGTTCCGCCGCACTGTATCAGACGGAATATACGCATATTATGGTTGACGCAAGATTGCGTTCGATAATGGACGCAGGGTGTGACGAATACGAGATTGACGAGAATATGGACAGTGATATTTGCGATGAGTGTGCAAGTATGCACGGAAAGCATTTTAAACTGTCCGAATATCAGCAAGGCATAACCGCACCGCCGTTTCATACCCGTTGTCGTGGTACAATAACGGGATATTTTGTGGAAGAAGAGGAAACACTTGAAAATGTTGAAGATACTGATACTATGTCTTTGTCGAAAGTATTTGATGAAGATGGTGTTAGATGTAAATGCAATCCTGTAAAAAATCATAACGGTATTTATACGCAAACAAACTCGAAGAACGCACAGAATACAATAAAGTTTGTAATAGATACTAAGAATAGTATCGATTTATTGGGTGATGTTTCAGAAATCGTAATAGCAAAATCAATAAAAGGTATAGCCGCATACAGTCACAAAAACAATCGCTTATATATCAATGAGAAATTGACAGATGAAAGCTTTTTGAATGAAATGCTAAAAGACGGGTATTTTGTCGCGGAGAACAAGCTTGATGTATTGTGGCATGAAATGTTCCATAAGAAACATTGGGATTTTGTGTTGACAAACGGTGGAGAAAGTAATAAAATGAACATAGAATCAGAGTTGCGGAAATACGTAAAGGAACAACAAAGACTTGATTATTCTTATGTGTCAAATACTGTTAGTCGAAATGCAAAAGATGGATTGAAAAGAGAGGGCAACAGACAATTAAATGAATTAATTGCGGAAGTGCTGTTACAAGAGAAAAAGGGAATTGTAAAAGATAAGCGGTTATTGGAATTGGTAAAGAGGTGTGTAAAATGATGAGGCTTATAACAGAATATGATTTGAAGATGAGTAAAGAGTTGGACAAATGGGAAGAGTATCCCGACGGAGAATGCCACTTACGAGAAGATGCACCTGAAGAAGTAAAAAAGTATTACGAGAAGTTACGAAAAGAATATAGTATGTTTGATTAAAGCAAAAAACACTAATGAGTATGTTTTTATTACAACAAAGGGAGTATAGGCAATGGATAATTTTAAAGTTATTTATAAAATACTTAAAGTCCTTGAAAGTGCAATGGATTGTGATGAAGTTGATAGGTCTTTGCTAAAGGCAGAAAATTTCAAGATAACAGAAAATCGATTTGAGAATATTATCAGAATGCTTGCCAAAGAAGAATATATAACCGGAGTAATCATAGTTGATATGATAGGAATACAGGGAATCAAATTCGATGATGTCCGAATAACATTAAAAGGACTTGAATATCTTAGCGAAAATTCTTTGATGAAAAAAGCGGCAAATTTAGCTAAAAGCATTAAAGAAACAATTCCCGGTATATAAATTAAATATACATTAAGCACGTCTTAGGGCGTGCTTTTTTGATACCAAAAAGGAGAGTGGGACAAGTGAATATACGAGGTTTACCGCCTTAGCACCTATGAAACGGTGCTTTTTTTATACTCTTTTTTCAAGTGTTGCAGAGAATAAAGAACAATGCTTTTTACAGGAACGCACCTGAATAAAAAATTATGGAGGAGAAATAAGAATGGAATGGTTAAAGGCAATATTGGAAAAGGCGAAGATTGAGGACGGCAAGTTGGATATTGACGGAGTGATGTCGACTGTAAACTCTGAATTTCCGAAGTATGCAGTACCGAAAAATGTTTTCAATGACAAAGTTACGGAGCTTAAAACGGCGAATAAAACCATTGAGGACCTTAAACAATCAAATGCCGACAACGCGGAATTGCAGAACAAAATCAAAGAGTATGAAAGCGAGATTGAAACGCTTAAAACAGATGCGTTGAACACCGCAAAGACATACGCATTAAAGGAACAGCTTTCAAAAGCCGGTGTAACCGATGCCGACTATCTTATTTACAAGCAAGGCGGAATTGATAAGTTTACATTCGACAAAGACGGAAAGCCTGTCGGTGTAGACGATATTCTTAAACCGCTCAGAGAGGATAAGACGTACTCACACCTTTTTGCCGAAAAAGGCGGAGCATACACACCAAAAAGCGGCGGTGGAGGTTCAGACGTAAATCCTTGGGCAAAGGAAACATTTAATCTTACCAAACAAGGTGAAATTTATAAAAACGACCCTGCAAGAGCAAAAGTATTAATGCAAGAGGCAGGAACGACAGGAGGAATTTAATATGGGAACAACATTATCAGATATTATCGTACCGGAACTGTTTAATCCGTACGTTATTCAAAAAACACTTGAAAAATCGGCACTTGTGCAGAGCGGTATAGTTCAAAACGACGCAGAGTTTGACAAGCTTGCGTCACAGGCAAGTCCGCTTGTAAATATGCCGTTTTTCTCTGACCTAACAGGTGAATCGGAAACGGTTATCGAGGGTGACGACCTTACTGCCGACAAAATCAGCAGTAAGAAAGACGTTGCGGTAATTTTAAGACGTGCAAAAATGTGGAGTGCGACAGACCTTTCGGCCGCAATGTCGGGTGCTGACCCTATGGCGGCGATTGCAAGTCTTGTATCTGACTTTTGGGTGAGAGATTTACAAAAGGAACTTATCGCTGTGCTTAAAGGTATCTTCGGCACAATTCCGGCAGTATCCGACGGTTCGCCTAAAGAGGCTGAAACAAGACTTGCGTCAAACATTCTTGATATTTCAAGCGCAAGCGGTAACAGTGCAAAATGGAGCGGAAGTGCTTTTATTGACGCACAACAGCTTTTAGGCGACAACAAAGCGGAACTTACCGCTGTTGTTATGCACAGTGCGGTTGAGGCGGCACTCAGAAAGCAAGACCTTATTGACGTAATTCAGCCGTCCGGTGCAAATCCGTTCAGTACATATATGGGTAAGCGAGTTATTATTGATGACGGCTGTCCCGTAACAGGTTCGGGTTCGAGTCAAGTATTTTCAACATATCTTTTCGGCAACGGTGCGATTGCACTCGGTAACGGTACACCGGAAAAGTTTGTTGCAACCGAAACAGACAGAGATAAGAAAAAGGGCAGTGGTGTTGACTATCTTATCAATCGTAAGACGTATATTCTTCACCCACGCGGTGTTAAGTTTACGGACGCCGATGTCGCAAATACGGAAGGTCCTACGCGTACGGAACTTGCTAATGCAACAAACTGGACACCTGTATATGACCCTAAGCAGATTAGAATTGTCGAAATGCGTCACAAGATTTGATGAGGTGACTTATGGATGAGTATATAGCTGTTTTTGCGGATATGTACGGCATAAGCGAAGATGACAGAGGAAAAGCCGAAAGATGTATTGAAAGCACAATCGAATATATCAAGAATTATTGCCATATTGACGGTATTCCCGATGATTTAAAGCATACCGTTATACTTATGGCGGCGGACTTGTTCCGCTATGATATATCGGCATCATCGGGACGATACGACAATGTAACGTCAATCAAAGAGGGCGATGTTACGGTATCGTACGGCAGTAATTCAAGCAGTATGTCGAGCGTGTTTAAAGACTACAAAGCAAGGCTTGCACGTTTCAGAAAGTTGGTGTGGTGATGAATATGGTAAGAGAGGCGATTGAAAGACTGTATAAAGGCTTATGTTCTGTCAAAGTGAAAGTTTCAAGCGTGAATGAGGAAACAGGAGAAACTGTATTTACCGAAAAGGCTGTTTTAACGGAACAGCCTTGCCGACTTTCGTTTCAAAGCCGAAATTCGGCGGCGAAAGATGACGGATACAGCACCGTATCGCAATCGGTTGTGCTTTTTATTGCGCCGGAGGTTGAAATACCGTCGGGCAGTAAAATAACCGTTACACAAAACGGAAAAACAACTGACTATTGCCGTAGCGGTGAAAGTGCGGTTTATACATCACACCAAGAAATTGCACTGGAATTATTCGAGGATTATGCGTAATGAATGAGATTGATTTTTCACAGCTTGAGAAATTACAAAAGCAAATGGAAAGTGCGGATTACACCAAAGCTTGTGTATCCGCTATGAATGAGATTTCTCAAAGAGCACTTAAATACATAAGTAACGTAACAAAGCCGGGGCATTACAAAAACGGTAAAGTGGGCGGTACTTTAAAAAAGAGTTGGCAAACAGAAGAAACAACAGTAAGCGGAAGTACGGTAAAGGGCGGAATATATACCGCACTTGAATATGCTCCTTATGTGGAGTTCGGACACCGTACAAGGCTCGGAAAGGGTACGTCCCCGAAGTACAAGCCTAAGAAAAACGGCAAAAAGTGGGTTGAGGGTAAAAAGTATCTTAACACCGTAGTACCGAAAGTCGAAAGGGATGCACCTAAAATACTTATGCAGAAAATGGAGGAAGTATTGAAATGACATCAAAAATAAAAAATGCAGTGACGAAAGCTATTCATAACCTGTTTGGCGATGATTATGCGGTATATACGGCATACACAGAACAAGGATTTTCAGAGCCTTGCTTTATCGTTGAAATGTTTCCGCTTAACGTACAGTCGACAAATTCATTTTTGGACGATGAAACGCAGACGGTAAAAATACGATATGTTCCGAAAGAGATAAGTCAAGACGAATTTATCGAAGTGGCTGAAAAATTAAGAGGTTTGTTTTTATACAATCCGCTTGTATTGTCCGACGGTATGCGTATACGAAGTTTTAGTATAGATTTTTCTTTGGAGAACTACACACTTGTGACGGAGCTTGTATACAATTACACCGTTAAGGTGAGAAACGACAGTACATACGATAATGCAGAAGATTTGATATTAGGAGGAGATTTATAATGGGTTTACCTGAAATAAATATAGCGTTTCAGTCTAAAGCTGAAACGGCGATTAAACGAAGTGCAAACGGCATTGTTGCACTGATTTTGCGTGACGCAACCAAAGGTGATATTACATCATATTCGTATACAAATGAGAGTGAAGTTGTAAAATCTCATTGGACAACCGCAAATTATGATTACATAAGCAAGACGTTCCTCGGCGGACCGCAAAGGGTTATTGTTGAGAGAATAGGTGCGGAAGATACCTATGACGACGCGCTTGCACGATTAAAAAATAAAAAGTGGAATTACCTTGCAATACCGTCGCTTGCCGATAACGAAAAAGATATTGCGGATTGGATTATCGCGCAGAGAAGTGCGAAAAAGACATTTAAAGCCGTACTTCCGTATGCGGCGAATAATGAGGGTATTATAAACTTCGCAACCAATGATATAAAAGTCGGTACAAAGGTTTATACCACTGCCGAATACTGTTGCCGTATTGCAGGACTTTTGGCAGGATTGCCTATGACAGAGGGCGCAACGTATCAAACTCTTGCGGAGGTTGAAAGCATAACGGAAAGTACAACTCCGGATGATGATATAGACGGCGGTAAGTTTATACTTATTAATGACGGCGAAAAGGTTAAAGTCGGCAGAGGTGTCAATTCGCTTGTAACATTGTCGGGCGATAAGACGGAGGATATGAAGAAAATCAAGATTATAGACAGTCTTGACCTCATAAGAGATGATATAAAAGCATCGTTTGAGGAAAATTATATTAACGTTGTAAACAGTCACGAAAATAAAATGCTTTTCATCGGTGCGATTAATCAGTATTTTAAGTCGTTGCAATCACAGGGCGTATTATACGACGGTGCAGATTGCAAAGCATATATTGACGTTGAGTCGCAACGTGAATGGCTTGCACAGAAATATGATGTGTCGGGTATGACAGACAGTGAGATTGAAGTCGCAAATACGGGAAGTATCATATTTGCGGGTGCGGATATTACAATACAGGATTGTATTGAGGACTTGAGTTTTAAAATAGGATTGGAGTGATAAATAATGGCTGAAAGTATTAAACCGAGAGGAAATCAACTTTGTTCCGGTACATTCGGTAAACTTTGGATTGACGGAATGCTTGCCTATGAAGTGTATAAGTTCGAGGCAAAGGAAAAGACAAACCGTGAAAGCGTAAGCTTTGCCGGAGATACAACCAATGATTCAAAATTAATGGGCGTTGATTATGAATTTTCATATACGGTGCGAAAAGTATATTCAAGAGGTAAGGCAATAGCCGACGGTCATAAAAAGGGACAGGACACAAGACATACTTTGGTGGCAAGACTTGAAGACCCCGATAATGGCGGCTATGAAACAATTCAGCTTGATAACTGTTGGTATAATGATGTGTCACTTATGAATTTTGAAAACGGTAAGATAGTTGAGGAAGAATTTAGCGGTGGTTTTACCGACCATGACCTTACAACTACAATGAATGCGTAATATAATAACGGAGGTAAATAACTATGGATAAGAATACAAAGATTACTCTTGCAGAGCTTATTAAACGTAAAGAACAAGTGCTTGAGGCAAAGAAAAGTCCGAAGAAAGCGAGAATATATGTGAAAAGCCTTGACGGCGAGATTATTATAAAAGCACCGACCAAATCACTTGCGACAGAGGCGGCAGAAATGGAGAACGACGGTGACGCTCACCTTGTGTATGAATGTGTTGCCGAGCCGGATTTACATTCAAAGGAACTTCAAGACGCATACGGTTGTACATATCCCGAAGAAATTGTTGAAAAACTCTTCGATGCGGGCGAAATCACACCTATCGCGATGGAGTGTATGAAACTTGCGGGATATGTCAATAGTGTAAAACTTGTTGAAGAAGTAAAAAACTGATAGAGGCAGATGATGAACTCTATATGATACATCATTATCTGCAAAGAGGAATATTGCCCGAAAAGGTACTTGCAAGACCGGAAATTGAAAAAATATTTTTCCTTGCAAGTGCCAAAAAGGCAAATGATGATGAATACGCAAAGTGGAAAGCCCTAGGAGGTGAGTGATGATGCAGAATAAAAGTTCAATAGTTCTGAATATGAACCTTAATGCAAGCGGATTTGCCCGAGGGATAAAAAGTGTAATCGGCAGTGTCAAAAATATGAATGAGTCGATGAAAGACGCAACGAACAGCGCCTCAAAGATGTCTTCTGTAATGAAAGGTATAGGGAGCAGTGCCATAAAAGTCGGAAAAGGTTTAGCGGTGGCAGGAGCGGCCGCCGCGACTGCCGTTACTGCATTGGTTTCAAAGTCTGTCGGTGCATTTGCTGATTATGAACAACTTACGGGCGGTGTAGAAACGTTGTTCGGAGCAGGCGGAAGAAGTGTTGAGGAATATGCACAGAGTGTCGGTAAAAGTGTTTCTGATATTCAAGGAAAATATGACAGTTTGATGAGTGCGCAAAATGCTGTATTAGAAAATGCAAATAAGGCATATATGACCGCCGGAATGTCGGCGAATGAATATATGGATACCGTTACGGGATTTTCAGCGTCATTAATATCAAGCTTAGGCGGAGATACAAGCAAGGCGGCGGATTACGCAAATTCGGCATTGGTTGATATGTCCGATAATGCAAATAAAATGGGTACGGATATGGAGTCCATAAAAAATGCGTATCAGGGATTTGCAAAACAGAATTATACTATGCTTGACAACTTGAAGTTGGGTTACGGCGGTACACAAGAGGAAATGAAACGACTTCTCAGTGACGCAGAAAAGCTTACGGGACAGAGGTACGACATTTCATCATTTGCCGATATTACACAGGCTATTCACGCAATTCAAACTCAAATGGATATAACGGGAACAACGGCAAAAGAGGCAAGCACGACAATAAGCGGATCGTGGGGGTCACTGAAAGCGGCGTTTGAAAATACTCTTGTCGGTTTGACAACAGGCGGAGAAATGTTTAATCAGAGTTTGGATGCACTGGTTGATTCAGCTAAGACGTTCGGGCAGAATGTTATACCGGCAATAACGGGTGCGTTAAGTGGCGTAGGTTCGTTAATTGAGAGCTTAGCTCCTGTCATTGTAGCAGAACTTCCGTCAATGGTATCCGATATACTTCCACACCTTGTTTCAGCCGCAAAGAGTTTGTTTACCGGTTTAATCAGCCAATTACCTGCATTGGGAAAGGCTGTTTTAGATGCAATACCATCAATTTTTGACGGTATGACAGATGTAATCGGTGAAAGTTCTGTAGGAAAATTAAAAGGGTCGTTTGAGGGACTGAAAAATACCATAACTGATACATTTTCAAACATTGGACCAATGCTTAAAAATTTCTGTGAGGGAGGTATATCAACATTCTGTGACGCATTATCTACGGCTATGGATTTAGCCAGTGGAGCTATATCGGTAATTGAGGCATTATCTCCGGTAATAGGAGCAGTTGCAGGGGCGATAATCACATACAAAGGTGCAGTTATGTTGTGGAATGCAGCTGAAACGGCTAAAAATGTTGTTATGGGTATTTCAACAGCCGCACAATGGGCGTTAAATGTAGCTATGACAGCAAATCCGATTGGTATTGTCATTGTGGCTATTGGTGCATTGGTAGGGGCGTTTATTGTATTGTGGAATAAATCCGAAGGATTCCGAAATTTTTGGATCAACCTATGGGAAAAAGTTAAAGCGATTGTTACAAGTGCATGGGAAGGAATAAAAGCCGGATTTGAAAAGATAAAAAACGGAATATCAGCAGTCAAAGAAAAAGTGTCGACAATGTGGAACGGAGTCAAAGAAAAAACGTCAGAATTATGGGGCGGTGTAAAAAATGCTGTATCGGAAAAACTGAACAACATAAAAAGTGCATATGACGCACACGGCGGTGGACTGAAAGGTGCTACATTTGCGGCAATAGAGGGTGTCAAGGAATACTACAGGACAGGCTATGACGCAATTAATCAATTAACAGGCGGTAAGCTCGGCGAGGTTGTCAATGCAGTCGGTGAGAAGATGGAAGTCGTAAAAAGTAAATTCAGCGAAGCGTTTGGAAATGTGAAAAACACCGTAATGACTATTTTTGAAAACATAAAAAACGGCATTGTTGAAAAGATTACGGCGGCAGTTGACACAGTTAAAAATGTGTTCACTAAAATTTCTGATACTGTATCATCTGTATGGGACAAAATAAAAAGCCTGCTGAAAGCACCAAAGATTGTGAAGACAGGAACTGTTACGGTGATGGGGGTTGATACACCTATTCCAAAATTCGGATTGGATTGGAACGCCAAGGGCGGTATTATGACACGTCCAACTGCATTTGGATTTGCAAACGGCAAGATTCAAATGGGTGGCGAAGCAGGGGCTGAGGCGATACTTCCACTTTCGGCATTTTGGCGAAATTTGCAGGCATACACCGAAAACAGTCAAAAGAAAAGTCAGGGAAACAATGATATTAATATAAACGTCACCATTAATGCAGAAAATGCGAACGAAGAAGAAATGGCGGCACGATTTATAAATATAGTTGTACCTGAAATAAAACGACAGTATGCAATTTTATAAAGGAGTGAGGGAAAATGTTAGATTTTTACCTAAGCGTAAATAACAGCGAGGAGGTAGTGCATATTCCTGTCACTCCTCCATCTTTTTCTGTGACAAATTCACAGTCGACAGAAACATTTGAATCAGCCGGATATGGCTGGATTAAAATTATAGGAAATACCGAATTGCGAGGTGTTTCATGGGACGGAACATTTCCTGTCCATGACTATCCGTTCAGACGTGATGCGTCAATGGACGGTCAAGAATACTACGAAAAATTAAAATCGTGGCAAAAACGAAAATTGCCTGTTCGTTTAGTGATTACATCAACCGGTTTTGCAAACATCAGCATAAATATGGCTGTAGCCATAGAAAAATTAGATTTTGATGTTGGCACAACTGGCGATTTGGATTATTCGATTGAATTGGGCGAAGTAGAGCTGTTAAATGATACGGAGGATACAAATATGGCACAGTTAGATGATTTGGCGGCAAGAATGGACGCAGTCGAAAAACGGTTGGATTCATTGGAAAACGAAAAAATCTATAATTATATGGACGATAATATGCCCTCGTGGGCAAAGCCGACAATCCAAAAACTAATGGATAGGGGTTATCTGAACGGCACAGGTGATAACGAGCTGGGATTGACTATGGACATTATCAGAATGTGCGTGATGATAGATAATGCAAACGGTTTTGAGGGTTATACCGTTGACAGTATTCCTGATTGGGCTGCGCCAACGATTGAAAAAATCAAGAAAAAGGGTTATTTGTCCGGTATTGATGATGACGATTTGGGGCTGACAAAGAATATGATTCGCATATTAGTTATTTTAGACAAAGCCGGAGTATTTGGTGATTAAATATGGCAAGTGGACAGGATTTAGTTAAAATTGCACAGGCTGAAAGCGGCACAAAGGAAAACGGAACGAACAACGTCAAATATAATACATGGTTTTACGGACACGAAGTAGACGGAAGTAATTATCCGTGGTGTGCGGTATTTGTTTCGTGGTGTGCGGATAAAGCAGGCATTACAACAGACATAATGCCTAAAACGGCAAGTGCCGGTTATTTTGCACATTATGCGAATCAGGGACATGGTGAGGTTTTCACCAATAAAAATCCCGAAGCAGGTGATTTGTTTTTAATAAATTACAATGGTTCGGATTGGGCGAATCATGTAGGTATAGTTGCATCGTGTGACGGTTCTAATATCACAACGATTGAAGGCAATTCATCCGATATGGTTCGATCCAGAACGTTATCAATGTCCGGATTGACGTTTGTTCATTTTAATTTGGATAGCAGTAGCGGAATGACTGCCGCTTGGACGGCACGAGAAGTACCGAATATCGGCAGGGATTTAGCCACAAAAGCATATATGGCATATCAGTTATACACTGATAAATCATCAGGCGGATATAGCTATTTATGGGGCAGTAATTCGACAACTGCAAATGGTGGACTACGAAAATACAAAGAATTCTATTGTGTAGCAATGGGTTCGTACTACGGTCCGGACGGAACATTTATCAAAGTGGAATTTGATGATGGTAAGACGATTTATTGTGTAAAGGCTGACGAAAAAAAAGACAGTGAAACAGATAGTAAACATATGTATCACGACTACCCGTTTGACCGTAATGTATTGGAATTCATTATTGACAGAACAGTTGTGCGAAATAATGATGAATTTACATCAGCATTAAATGCTGCCGGCATAAACCGCTCAGCACGAATCAAGGCAATATGGACTTCGGACAGTGAGCCAACCTACGGCGGTGCAGGAAGCACAACGGCAGAAAATGAAAAAGAATATCATTTTATTGATACAAACGAGAAAATTTCCATACATCCGACAATATTCAAACAAACACCAATGCAGTGTGACCGCCATAATGGTGGTTTAACGGTGTTATGCAACGATATTGATATATCATCATATGTGGGCGATATATCGTGGCAAAATACCAAGGATACGCTTGCAACGCTGTTTAATTTCAGCGTACCAAAGGCAGGTGATATGAAGTACATCAATATGTACAAACCGCAAGAGGGCGATATAATTCGTTATAGCGGCGGTACACAAGAAGATTTTAGGGGTGTAATTATCGAAGTTGATGACGGCGATAATTACGTTAATAAATATGTTGCCGGTGATGTGGGACAGTATCTGAACAAAACCAGTGATACATATCAATTCACTGCAATGCGTGCTGACGATTGCATTAAAAAAAAATGCGGTGATTTATGTATTCCTATTGTGATGATACCGGAATTACCGTTATTGATTACACAAATTTATGTGGACAAGGCGGTATCAGATGTTATTGCTGACATACTGACACTGTGCGGTGGTGTACATAATTTTGATTTTGTTCCTGACGGCATCAGAATTTATAATTGTGCGGATATGGTTGTAAATCCACAATTCAGAATATCGTCAAACACCGAATTGAAAAATTCAATAAAGTATATCGGAAACGTTGAGCATAGAACCAGCATCGAGGACAGAAAAACAAGTGTAAAGGTTATTTCGGATACAGATGTTTTAACAACGCTGAAAGATGAAAATAGCATTGCACAATTCGGTTTTCTGCAAGAAGTTATCAAAGTCGGTGAAAATGAAGACGCAAAAGACGTGGCAAAAAACAAGTTGTCGGAGCTGAACACTACAAGCGAAACATATTCCGGTGAAATTATTGAAGAACTGAACAGCTATACCAGAGCTGGAAGTGTTATCGCTATCGGTGATGAAAAGTATTTGATAAATAGCAGTCAGCACAGTATAAAACAAGGTGTGCATTACAATAAATTAGATTTGGAGCGATTATGATATGAATAACGGATATACAGAATTGGCGAAAATGCTGAAAAATTTAAACAAGGGTGAAACCTATGGTCCTGTATTCGGCAGAATAACGCAATTACCGGAGTTAATCATAACACGCAGTAACAATATACAACTGACGAAAAATCACATTATAAGCATTGTAAATCTGTATGAACGTGATGCCGAGGGAAGATATATTCACAACGGCAAGAAAGTTGTCCTGTTACCGTATAACAACGATAACAGTTATATTGTGTTGGGGGTGATTCAAGATGGCTGATTATGTTACGACAGAACCGGCATTTGATTTTGAACGTGGTGATTTTGTTATTATAAACGGTCGTCCGAAAATGGTTGTCGGTATGGACCGATTACGAAGTTGGATAGGCAAGGTACTACGAACGCAAAAAGGACGGTACAAGATATATAACGGAACATCATACGGAACGAGAATTAAAGATACATTTGTAGGTAAAACATTCACGCATGACTATATGCTATCTGAAATTCAGCGAGAAATTACTGAAAATTTAGAGAAAAACAAGGATATTGTCAGTGTGGACGGCTTTTCGGCAAAAGTAGACGGAACGCATTTAACAGTTAAATTTACTGTTACAACAGTGTACGGAACAACGGATTTGAAGGAGGCACTATAATGGCAGAAACAATAACATCTATAACGGAACGTCTTCTGGCAGAGGTGCCGGAACAATACGATACAACCGAAGGTACATACACATATGACATTGAAAAATCTGTTGCAGTCGAATTTGACAATGCATACGACCAATTAGAAACGGTACGAAAACAATCGCACGTTTCGACTGCCAGTGGCACATATTTAGAAAAATGCGTTGCACATTTTGGTTTGTATCGAAAATCGGCAACGTATGCAACAGGAAACATAACGGTCACAGGAACAACTGGTGCAGTGTTGCCTGTCGGTAGCAAAGTGGCAGCCGGAAACGTCATGTTTACGGTGAACGATACGGTGACAATAGGTGATGATGGAACTGCATCAGCACCGGTCATATGTGATACAGCCGGAACACAGGGGAATGTTTTAGCCGGCTATATTAATCGTTTTCCGGTTACAATCAGTGGATTGCTACGGGTTACGAATGAACACGCAACCACAGGTGGCAGCAATGACGAAACAGATACACAACTGCGTGAACGATATAATGAATATATATCTCGACCCGTTACAAGTGGTAACAAATATCAATATATATCGTGGGCAAAATCCGTTCCGGGAGTAGGTGATGCTAAGTGTATCCCGTTATGGAATGGACCGGGGACGGTCAAAGTCATCATTGTTGATACAGAAAATCAAATAGCTCCTGCGGAGCTTGTCGAAAAAGTCAAAGAATACATTGATGATTTGAAACCGGTTGGAGCGGATTTGACAGTCGGTACAGCGGAAGAAATTGCAATCAATGTTTCGTGCAAAATCGAAATGACGGGAAATGTCACAGAGAATATCAAAAAAAATATATCTGAATATTTGACGAAAATTTCGTTTTCAAAGGGTTATGTGTCCTATGCGAAAATAGGACAGGCTATTTTGAATACGGATGGTGTAACCGACTATACGAATTTGACAGTTAATCAATCTACAAATAATGTCCCGATAACTGAAACACAGATTGCAGTGTTGGGGGTGTTGAAAATTGACTAACATTGAAAATCTGTTGCCGAAATACTATAAAAATTCAAAATATATGCACGGATTATTACATCCATGTGATGTTGAATTTGATAAATTGTACGATAAATTGGATAGAACATTGAAAAATCTATCTGTTGATGACGCTGATGAAACAGGCATTCACGATTTTGAAACAGATTTTTTAATACCGTTGTCTGATGATACGTTGGAATTACGGCGTAGTAAAATCAAAACAAAATTTTTACATACGGCAACTACAACGTTTGAAAATCTGCAAAATATAGTTCGTGCATACGATAACGTTGCGAGTATCAGCGAAGATAATCCCAATTACAGAATAAAAATTCAAAGTTGCAAGCCGTTATTACTGCAAGAAATTTTAAACAGTGTCAGTGAAATCATTCCTGCACATATTGCTACCACTATTGAATTAGATGAACAACAGCCACAGGAACATAAAACTGCTGTTGTCTGTATATGTGCAGTGTCAAAAACCTATGAAACTGTTGGATTTGATAATAATGTGGCTGATGATGGAATTATAAATTGTGCGAATTTTGAAAAATTCGCAGTGATTGACGGTTGTTCCGGTGAACAAATCCAAATGGCAAAATACCGTACATTTGAAGAAATGCAACAAATTGATTATGAAACTGCGAAAAATAAAACGTATGCAGAGCTATTGTATAAGGAGGAGTAAATATGGCAGAAGAAAAAAAGATTGAGGGTTTTTCAAATATAAAATTTACGGCATCCGGTTTACTGCTGGAAGCAAAATTGAAAACAGGTGTACCGCTGAAGATTACCCGTGCAGTTATCGGTACGGGGTATTTAGATGACGGTGAAGACGTAGCGAATTTGACGACACTGAAATCTGAAATTGAATCGCATCAAACCGGAGTAACGTCATCATCTGCAACAGTTGACATTACAAATGTGTCTGTTGTGGCTGCCGGAATGACTAATCTGCGATTAAAAATAAAAAACGGCGATACACCGTTTTATCTGCGTGAAATCGGTATAATGGCACAAGACCCTGATTTGGGTGAAATTCTATATTTGTACACAAATTGCGGTAACGGTGCACAGGCATTCCCTGTGTTTGATGGTAGCAACCATGTGTACAGAACTATTGATTTTTTGAATATTATATCAAATGCGTCAGATATAAATGTGAATGTCACTCTAAACAACGAGGTTACACGTGATGATTTTGAAACACATAAAACCGCAACAGTGTTGGATCATCCGAACGGTTGTGTTACCACAGAAAAAATTGCTGATAGTTCAGTTACGGGTATAAAAATCAAAGATAGTGCGATAACATTGGCAAAATTAAATAATGATATTCACACAAAATTTGATGGATTGGAAAAAGCAATTCAAAAAATCAATTCAACCAAAAAAATTGATTTGGAATATTCGATAGATCAGGGACATGATGGTTATAATATCGTGGTAAAACCTAAAGTGAATTATATCGCAAGAAAAGATGTATCAGGTACTGCAACATATCCTTTGCAATCAATAGATAAATGCTATATGTATATATGTTATAACTATGACAGTGACAATGTATCATTGATATGCGGCACAACAGTGTCAGGCAGAGGACCACAACCACCGGATAATTATATTTTTTCGGCTGAAATTTCATCAAGTTCGGATTGCGGCGATTTTGAATATTACAGATTAATCCAAAAAGGTGACGATGGCAATACCGAAATCGTACAATGAGGTGATTGAGTATGGCAATAATAACGGAAAAAGGATTTAAAAAAATTGAATATACAGACCCGGCAGATATTCCGGCGGTAGTCAACCATAATGTTGATAATGTCGAAGAAATTATCAATGATTTGGACAAACCAACATTTGAAACGGCTGCAAACCGCAGTAATATCGTATCGGGGGAAACAATCAGCGCATTGTTTGGTAAAGTAAAGAAATTTTTTGCTGATTTAAAAACGGTAGCGTTTACAGGTTCATATACTGACCTGTCGAATAAACCGACAACCGCTACAACGTCTACAAGTGGTTTTATGTCAGCGGCGGACAAAACAAAATTAAACGGTATTGCAACAGGTGCAAACAATTATACGCACCCGTCAACGCACCCTGCGAGTATGATTGTACAGGACAGCACCCACAGATTTGTTTCAGATAATGAAATATCTGATTGGGATAATAAATTAGACGCTAATTTTGTATCTAATGGCTATGCAGGTATTGATGAAGTCACAACAACGCTGAGCGATTTGTGGACTGAAAGAGTTGCACCGCCGACAACAATTACTATAGCGTGCAGTACGTCAAAGCACAAAAATACGGCTGATTATCACTGTAATGGCACGAACGACCAAACCGTTATACAACAGGCTATAGACGCATTGCCGTCAACAGGCGGCAAAATTGTATTATTAGAGGGTACATATAACATCAGCGGTCAGATAAATGTAAATAAACCGAATGTTACTATTTGTGGTATGGGTAACAGCACCGTATTGAATTGTAAACAGGGTATATGGGGCATTGCCGCAACGCAACCTAATTTTACTGTCGCCAATTTAAAAATGACATTTGACACCTACAACAGTACATCAATCTGTATTTACGCTTCCGGCAGTCGTTGCAAATTTGAAAATTTGGATTTGTCTAACGCAGTATATGGTATTAACTGCGGCGGTGGGCATTCGATTATTCATAATGTGACTGCCACCGATAACAATATAAACATTCATTTGGGGTCAGCCTACAATATTGTTTCGGATTGTTACAGTGAGGACGCCAAAGAAACGGGTATTCGAGTTGAGGGCATATGCAACATTGTAACAGGGTGTCACATATCCGACGCCGGAACATACGGAATTTTAGTTACAAGTGGCGGAGGAAGCAAAGTCGCAGACAACATTATAATACGTGATAGTTACAGTGATTCGCAGTATTCAATATATGTGACATCATCAGCATATAACAGTTGTACCGATAACGTTATGATAGGCAAAAACTATACAAACGTAGGCGGAACGACTAATTCATTTATTAGTAACAAATATTCATAATGGGGGTGCAGATATGCAATATAGATTTGACGGAAACAAATTGCAGTTAATCAAATATGAAATAACTGCAAAGAGCATAATAACAGGAACAGACGACACTGTCATAGAGCTAACCGACACGCATACGGCGTGTACGGATAGTGAACGTGACGAACTGTTGCAACATTATCCGACGGCAACAGTAACCACCGTAGATAATACAGGTTACGAATGGTTAGACGGAATGCAATTTACACAGGAACAGTTGGCGGACGGTGAGTTGGAACGGGCGGTTGAAATGGGCGAAACCGCCTACAATGAAATGAAAAACGCACCGTCACAGGACGAAATTAACGCAATGCTGATGTTACAGATTGCAGAGTTAAAGGCAGGTGTTGGCGGTGAATAAAGCGTTAATCAAGAAGTACTATCAAATGGGGATTTACAAAGAGAAACACCTTGACATATTCGTCAAAGCGGGAGATATAACGGAGCAAGAAAAACAAGAGATTATGGAGGGCTGATATGGAGGCAGAAAATGAAAAAGAAGTATGGGAACGGCTGACGGCAGTGGAACAGTCCACGAAGTCGGCACACCACAGAATTGACACGTTGGACAAGTTGACCGAAAGCGTCCACATCATAGCTACGGAAACAAAGGCAATGCGTGAAGATGTGAATGACATCACGGAACGTGTGGACGAAATCGAAAAAAAACCTAACAAACGATATGAAACAGTAGTTACTGCTGTTATTACGGCATTAGTCGGCGGTTTGATAGGCTATTTTATAAAAATGATAGGAATGTGAGGAGGTATACATAATGAAAGAATGGATTAAATGTGCGGGTATTCGTGCTATTAAAACAGTAGCACAGACGGCAGTAGCTACAATCGGTACGGCTGTCGCAATGGGCGATGTCAATTGGGTAATGGTCGCAAGTGCAGCGGCATTGGCAGGTGTACTATCGTTGTTGACTTCGGTGGCAGGATTGCCGGAAGTAAACAATGAAAAGGAGTGATGATTTATGCGAATTGGTATAAACTGCGGACACACTGTAAGTGGCACTGTCGGTTGCGGTGCAGTCGGATACATAGATGAGAGCGTAGAGGCTCGAAAAGTTGGCTACGCTCTCGAAAATTTGTTAAAAGGTGCAGGTCATACGGTGTATGACTGCACCAATGACCATGCCGACAGTGTCAGTGAAAATTTAAACAATATTGTAAATATGGCAAATGCACAACAGCTTGATTTGTTCGTATCGATTCACTTTAATAGTGGTGGCGGAAACGGTACGGAAGTGTGGACATATGGCGGTAAAAAGTTCGATGAGGCAACAAACACTTGCGAGGCTATAAGCAAATTAGGCTTAAAAAACCGAGGCATTAAGGACGGGACAAAACTATATGTAGTCAGACATAGCAACGCAAAAGCGATGTTAGTCGAGTGTTGTTTTGTGGACACTGACGACACGGAAAAATATAAAAGTATCGGTGCGAATGAGTTCGCAAAGGCGATATTAAAAGGAATTACGGGGCAAACAGTAGAAAGCGAGGATTTAACTATGGAAAGATATAACGAATTAAAATCATTAATCGAAAAACAGGCGGCGGCTATATCGGCATTACAGGAAGAAAATAAACAGTTGAAAGCCGTTTTACAAAATACAATGGTGTATGATTATGTTGATAAGAATATGCCACCATGGGCAAGAAAAGCCGTACAAGCGGCAATGGACTGTGGTGCGGTACAAGGTGATGAACAGGGCAGACTGGGTTTGTCCTACAAAGACCTAAGGGCAATTTGTAGGGAGTACAGATGTGGTATGTATGATAAGTAGTTTTGAGGGTGGTGTAATGCCACCCTTATTTTTTTGCTTGGACTATATTGACAGTGAATAAATTCAAACTATAAATTTCTTGTATTTCGTCAATAGACAAATGAACTTGGTTTATGGTATAATAAATTGTAAATATTTGTTGAGGATTTGATGCAATAGTGGACAATATAATCTGTCTCTTATACACATCTGACGCTGCCGACGAA